ATTATTCACACAAGCAGAGGAGAGGCCGTGCTGACGTGGCCGGACATAAACATTCGCCTTGAGCATGGTGATTGCCTCGACGTGTTGCGGTCTATGGACGCCAGTAGCATTAACTGCTGTGTTACCAGCCCACCATATTGGGGGCTGCGGGATTATGGAGTAGACGGTCAACTGGGCCTCGAGGAAAATCCTGAAGAATACGTTACCAAGATGGTTGCGGTGTTCCGCGAGGTCCGGCGTGTACTGCGCGAGGATGGCACGGTGTGGCTGAACCTGGGGGATTCGTATGCTGGGGGCGGAAGGGGAGGAACCCCGCCAGGCTCAGGGTTTTGGAAGCAAGCAACGAACGCGGGTAGCCTCGTTGCACCGTCGTCCGTACCGACAGGCCTCAAACCCAAAGACCTCGTAGGTATCCCGTGGCGTGTCGCCTTCGCGTTACAGGCTGACGGCTGGTATCTCCGGCAGGATATTATCTGGCACAAACCGAACCCGATGCCGGAATCGGTTACAGACCGATGCACAAAGGCGCATGAATACATCTTCCTGCTGAGCAAGTCGGCAAGGTACTGGTACGACAATCAAGCCATCATGGAGCCAGCGCAATATGGGGGACAACACGCTAACAAGGCAACGTCTTGGGGAACAAACCGGAAGCACCCGAACAAGGCGAATGTTGCCGACTACGCTTTCAAGGGCGAAAATCACACCACAAGCAAGATGCGTGATGGCTCTTATGGTCGCAACCGCCGCTCTGTCTGGACCGTCACAACCATGCCGTACAAGGGCGCACACTTCGCAACATTCCCGCCAAAGCTGATCGAACCATGTATCCTTGCGGGTTGTCCCGTTGGTGGTGTTGTATTGGACCCGTTTGTCGGATCGGGGACTACATCGGTTGTTTGCGTAAAACACAACAGGGGGTGTGTCGGAATCGACGTAAACAAGGACTACTTGGAACTGGCGAAACAACGAATAGACGACGCGGCGAGGCAGATAGCCTTGCCGTTATTTGAGGAGAGGCCGTGCTGACGGCGAAGGAGGAGTGATGCTAAAACTGGTACAACTGATACTGATTCTGGTTCTGCTGCCAGTGGGGCCACGATAACCAAACGAGTGAGGTGGCTGAACGAGTACAAGTTCATCAAGTTCGAGAAGAGCAGCACGGTGTGGGTCTGCCGCAACCGCCGGACGAACGGCATCCTCGGCTATGTTGCGTTCTACTCCCCGTGGCGGGCGTGGGTGTTCAGTGCTGACAGCGAGGCAGCCATATTCTCATGGGACTGCCTGAGAGATATTTCACAGTTCATCGTGGGCCTGAACGTGTCCGCGAAACCGTCAACCCCCAAAAAAGGAGAGTCTTTTGAATTGCTTGATTGATTGAACGTCCATGTCGTAAACAAGTCAACCCCAAACAAGGAGTTCCCGCTGGTCCAAAACTGATTACTGTCTTAACTTGTATGAAGAACGCATAGCCGCCCGGCCATCACAGGTCGGGCGGTTTTTTGTGTGTCAAAACAGGGCCGCTGTGTCACTTTTGCCACATTTTACTTGACTTGTGTGTCAACATTGACACAAGTTGGGGCATGACACGGTCTTCTTGTATATGCGGACGGCTCTCGGTCGAGCCGGTAACGTTGCCGATCTGGCGGGCGCGGCCTGCCGCATTGACACAATCTGTTGTGTGGCAATGAAAAACCGGGCAGTCACAGAGATTGAGGCCGAGCAGATGTTTCGCTACTGGCGGAAGGTCCGGGAAAACGGCGGCTTTACGCGGGTCGCCGCAAAGTTCGGGCGAAACCGCAAGACGATCCACGCTATGGCCAACAAGTACGATTGGCCGGGTCGCGACAAGAACATCAAGGACGCCGTCCGGGACGATCAGGAGAAGAAGGAAATCCGCTCGGCCGTCCGATTGGCTGACATCTGTAAGGGCCTCAGTGACGTTACACAACGAAATGTGTGGCGATATGCCTGCTGCTGGTGTTGCTATCAACATCGGGGCTGTTAGCGCTGACGAGATGGAGCAGTTCGATGGTGAGGTCGGAACGATCATCTCCATCCTCAAGTCTCGGTGAGCGCGAGCAAGCCAGAGGAGCGGCTGCGCGGATACTCCTGGATGAGGCCCCGCGAATGTACTTCGCTGCGTATCACCACAGGACCACGCGCGGCACCAGGCTCAAGTGGGGCACTCGCTCCTGGCTGATCCCGATCTACCTGGACGACCACAAGCAGATCGTCATCCAGAAATCTTCCCAGATCGGCATCTCCGAGTGGGCGCTGTGTGAACTATTCAGCAAGGCCCACGCCGGCCAATCTGTTATGTACGTGCTGCCGAGCGAGGAGATGGTATGGCGGTTCACGCCCCGGCGCATAGGCCGGTTGCTCGGTGCTGTTCCCTTCTATCGTGGCGCCATCAAGACCGGCGGCAAAGATTCCAACACCAAAAAGCAGATCACACTCTTTGGCACTGATTGCCATATCGCAGGATCACAGTCGGCCAACAACTTCTTCGAAATCCCAGCCGATCTTCTCATCGTCGACGAGCTGGACCAGTGCAACCAGGACAACATCAACTTGGCGCTGACTCGGCTGGGTTCATCGACTGATGCCGAGGGTCGGGCCGTGCTCCGTTATCGGATGCTCGGCAACCCGTCGGTATCCGGGCGCGGGATAACCCTCGCCTACGAACAGTCAGACCAGCGCCGGTGGCTGATCCCCTGCGCTTGCGGGCACAAGCAGGAACTCGACTGGTGGACTCACGTCGTCGATCAGGACGACCAGGGCGACTGGTTCCTGCGCCATGATGACGAATCCGATTGGGACGCTCGCCCTGTCTGCGAACGCTGTGGCAGGCCGATGGACCGGTTGGCTCAGGGCGAATGGGTAGCCGCATATCCGGACAGGGACGTCCACGGCTACCGATGTTCCAAGCTCTTCGGCGACGGTCGGGGCGGCCCGGTCCTGCGAGGGATGTTCGAGCAGTTTCTCGTCAGCCAGTACGACCAGACGAAACTGCAGCAGTTCCACAACCAGTGGCTGGGGATGCCGTTCAAGGCCGAGGGGACCGGATTCACGCGCGAGATCATCCTCGGTGCTGTAGATGATACCTACTCCATGCCATTCGATTGCAAGGGGGCGGTCGCCGGGGTCGATGTCGGCAAGACACTCAACGTCATGGTTTCGACACCACAGGCCGGGCACCACCGGATCGTCTACATCGGCACGGTCAGAGATTTCGACGAGCTGCATACGATCTGGGCGCGGTACGGTGTTGTGCGGGGCGTCATCGACATGATGCCGGAGGAGCGGCTGGTACGCGACTTCTGCCGGGCGCATCCCGGCGCCTATGGCTGCCGCTATTCGCTCGGTAAGGAATCCAAGGACGCCATCGTCATCGATCACCGTATGCGCGAGATCAAGTGCAAGCGGACGCCCATGCTGGACGAATCACTGGCACACTGGCAGGAAGGGCGGGTCACGGTCGGGCGCAACGTCGAGATGATCGACAAGGATTTCGTCCCACAGATGACGGCGGCAACCCGCCGGTGGGATGAGAGACGGCAGGAATATGTCTGGGATGAGGGGTCGCTCGCCGACCACTACCAGCACGCGGATAACTACCGCCGGATAGCATCGACGCTCTACGGTGGTGGAGGCTTGACGGTACTATAATCCAGGGCCGGATTGTGACAATGCGTTGGGCGTCATATCGACTATAAGGGACAGCCTCTACAAGCGGGTGCTCATGCGCCTCATGGCCAAGTCCAACCCGTTAGCGCGGTTAGCGACGGTCACATATACCAGCACGGACACGGCGCCGAAACCAACCGACATCGATACCTACATGGTGGCCTATATGGTCGACGTGTGGTCCTATGCCTGTATGCGGGTGCTTGGTGATTGGCTGGAGTCCATCCCGATCTACGTTGAGCGGCGGCGCATGATCGACGGAAATTGGGAGTGGGAGACGGTCGACGACCACCCGCTGTCAAAGCTGCTGGTTGACGCGAACCCGGACCAGTCGTTCGGGTCGCTCATCAACCAAACATCAATGGCCATCGATGCAACCGGCAACGGCTATAGCACATACGACCGGACCGACAACGAGCTATGGTATGCCAGTCCATCATGGATTGAGGTGCGGGTTGACAAGGAGACGGGGCGCATCGCCGGGTACACGGCCAAGAACGGTGGCATGAAACGGGTGCTTGAGACCGAGGAGGTCATCCACTACAAGCTGCCGAACCCGCGCGCCGGGTACTACGGAGACTCCCCGCTGGCGGTCATCCAGACGCAGCTACTAACCAAGCTCTACCTTAGCCGCTACCTCAAGGGCTACTTCCGCAATGGTACGATGGTAGGGACGGTGCTGACCACTGACCGCGCCCTCGCCCCTGAGCAGCGCGACGTGATGCGCAAGGAGTTCGTGCGGATGCACGGCGGCCCGGACAACGCCGGGAAGCTGGCCATCCTCGAGGACGGGACGAAGCTGGATAAGCTGTCGCACGCCGTCACCGAACTGATGCCGGTCGAGCTATACCAGATGATCCGGGAGGAGGTGCTTGCCGCCTTCCAGACGCCGCCTGTACTGGTAGGGGTGCTGGATCATGCCTCGTACGCTAACGCGGACAATCAGAAGCAGATATTCGTCGAGAACCGGGCGCTGCCGCGCCTGAAGATGATCGAGGACGCGCTCAACCGCGTGCTGCTGGAAGGGCAGGGCGACTACCGTATTCGCTATGACAGGTCAGCCATTCCTGCATTGCAGGACGATCAGGACAAACTATCCCTGCGGGTGCGGGGTGAGTACCGCGACGGTCTGGTGACACTCAATGAGGCGCGGGCGGAACTGAACTACGAACCGGACGCCGAAAACGGGGATTCCTACTACCTCGAAAACCTGACCAACCTCGCTTTCGGTCCGTCCGGTCGATACGGCGTAACAGGTGGGGATCAAGAGCAGGATAAACGCCTGCTGGCCCTCAGGTGGAAGTCCGGTGATGATCCCCACCTCGCACGCTGGAAGCTGCACGACGCCCGTGTGACGACGCTGGAGAAGCGGATGCAACGGGTGATGTCAGAGTTCTTCTATGAGCAGGCCGACAGGGTTGTCTCGAAACTGCGCGAGGTGACTATTCAGGGGCGCACCATGTCTGTTATCGGACTGCATCTGACAAAGGGTCCATCCGATGACGCCGAGTGGGTATTCGATCAGATATTGGAAGCTAAGCGCATCCGCGAGGCTGCCGGTGGGCTGATGGTTGCGGCAATGTTCGAGTCTGCCCGCGAGGAGATCGAGCGGCTGGGTATCAGCGGGGCATTTGACGTACACAACCCGCGCGTCGGGGACATGATCAAGCAGTACCACAACCGTCTGGTCAAGGTCAATGATACGACATACGAGGAGATCAAGGGCATCCTCCAGCAGTCATATGACGAGGGGGCATCATTGGCGCAGACAGAGCGCGTCATCCGTGAGCAGTTCGATATGTTCAGTAAGGTGCGCTCGACGCGGATCGCCAAGACCGAGATGAACGGCGTTGTCAACGGCGGGCAGTGGCTCGCGGACAAGCAGGTGGGGGTGGATTCCAAGATGTGGATGTCAGCGAATCTGCCGACGAGCCGTCCACACCACGTGGCGGCAAGTGGGCAGATTGTCGGGATAGATGAATTGTTTGTGGTTGGCGGGTCGCGCCTGCGGTGGCCCGGCGACTCTTCGGGGCCGGTTCACGATGTTGTTAACTGTCATTGCGCCTACCAAGGCGTGTTCAAGGAGGATCTAACATGAGACGCATTATCGTCACGGCCTCACTGGCAACACTGATCTGCGCGGGTCTGCTGTTCGCTGCCGGGGGGCACAAGTATTCTGGCAAGTTCCAGTGGGATTATCAGGTCACTACTGGCGTGACTGCGGATAGTATCACGGTAGACTCGCTGCAGATATTCCGCTTCGACAACCTGTACGACAAGGGCAAAATCTCCGGTGTCATGACCTACCGCGTAGTGTCGACCGATACGACTGCGGCTGGCACGCCGATTGACACTACGGAGTGTTACTGGCGGGTGTCAGCGTATACCGCCTTCGCCTCTGAGCCGAGCCGAGCCTATAAGGTCTGGAGTCACTGGATGGACAGCGCTTCAGCTCAGCGGGATACGGTGCACTGGTTCACAATCGACACGGTGCTCGGCGACTTCATCTACTTCGAGGTCGATGGGGCTTGTTTTGATTCGACGTTCGCGGGGGTTGTCGACTCGAGCGCGACATTCGAGATCGGCGTCGACATGAAGGCGACTCAGTAATGGACATGAAGCAGCAACGCAGCGTCGCCCTCAAGGCTCTTGAGCCTGCCGAGTCCGACGATTGGGAACTGGTGATCGAGGCGCACTGGTCCACCCCCGACGTGGACAGGGTCAACGACATCGTGCTACCAACTGCGTTTGCGAAACATATCGGGGCGTTCCTCGACAACCCGGTAATGATGTTCAACCACGACCCAGCTATGACCATCGGGAAGTGGTTCGACGTGCGTCTGACCGACGATGGGCCGGTCTCGCGGGGAGGCATAGCCAAGACCGCCATGGGGCGCGACGTGGCGAACCTAATCAGAGCGGGCGTCGTCAAGAAGACGTCGTTCATGTTCGACGTGGTGGATTGGGAGCCGGGGAAGGATGGTGAGCCTAACCTCATCAAGGAGGTTATCGTGTTCGAGGCGGGGCCGGTGTCCGTACCCGCCAACCCTAACGCGATACTACAGATAGCGAAAGCAAAAGGAATCGAATTGGAGTCGCTTGGCTCCGGATGGGCCGGGAAAGGACCATACATAATGGATGAGAAGATCAGAGAGGTTGAACAGAACCTCACGACGAAGGTGGACGAGACCCTCGATGTCAAGGTGCATGAAATCGCCGACAGCCTGAAGGCACAGTTCGCAACACTGTCCGAGGAAATCAAGGCGACGAAAGGCCAGACCGAGGCGGAGTTCAAGGAGAAGGCCGAGCGCATGGTCGGCGACTTCACGAAGACCGTCACCGACCTGAACGAGCAGGTCAAGGAAATCCAGAAGCGCAACAAGGTGCTTGCTACTGAGCCGGTGCTCATGAAAGCCGCCGACATTGCAAAGGCGACGGATTCCGAGATCGACGCGACGTTCTTCAAGGACGGCGACAAGGCGCACGCGGCTAAGCAACTGCGCGACCTGTCGGACCAGATGGTGATGATGGACAACATCCTGTTGGCGGACAGTCAGAGGCGCGGCCTCGGCTACCATCAGCAGCCCCGTGATGAGCGCATGAAGAGCCTGCGCCTGTGGGGGCGCGTATCCGAGCTGGCGAAGGCGATGGATACGGCCACGTCCACCGAGGGCAGTCAGTTCATTCCCAGCGACCTGTCATCAAACCTGATCGAGCGGGTGCTGGTGGACAACCCGATTGCTCAGCAGATTCCTTCGATCACCATGCCGACGGCAGTCGGCGCGCCGGTCATGGCGACGCGCGTCACGGAGAAGACGACATACGTCTCTGCCTTCGATTCTGTGGAGCAGACACCCGTCACGGCGGACACGACGCTGACGGCGAACAAGCTTCGGGTGCGCATCCCCCTGTCGCATGAACTGGACGAGGATGCTGTCTTCCCAATCATGCCCTGGGTGATGAAGCAGCACGAGATCGGACAGCGCAGGGCGCTGGCGACGGCGATCATCAACGGGCAGCGGACCGGCACCATCGACAGCGGCGCAGGCATCGGCGCCACCGATGCGCGCTACTGCTGGGACGGCCTGCGCTACATGGCTAACGCCGGTAGCAACGAGGTTGACCTGGGCACGCTGACGGTCGACACTCTGCGCTCGCTCTACATGAAGATGGGCAAGTACGCGGTGCCGCCGTCTGATACGTTCTGGATGACGAGCGTCATGGGCTACCTGCGCATGATGCGCGACCTGACCGACGTGCAGACAATCGACAAGTTCGGTCCATCTGCCGTGATCCGTACCGGGACACTGGCCATGCTCGATGGGCGGTCCATCCTGGTCGATGAGGCGGTGGCGGAGAACCTGGACAGTTCCGGCGTCTACTCCGGCGCCGGTAATACCCGGACGATCATCGCGCTGGTCAACGCCAATTCGTTCGTGCAGGGCGTGAAGCGCGGTGTCGAGTCGTGGGTGCAATACGATGGCATCAACGACATCTATGAGACGGTGACGTTCCAGCGTCGGGCGTTTACCTGCTTCTACGCCTACGCGACTGAGCCGGTCATTGCGGTGGGGTTCAACGTGCAGGCCAGCTAATTCGATATCAGGGGTGGTCGGGTGCTCCCCGGCCCCCCCAAC